ACAAGTTACTTACAGAGGTTGACCCATTAGTTTCTAACCCTTTGCGTTGGGCAGAACTGACCTCTAATAAGCAGACAGAGTGGTCACAATACAGAACTGACCTATTAAATTTACCACAACAGTCAGGGTTTCCTAATACAATCACTTGGCCTGTAAAGCCAAATTAGGACAGATATAAAAATGCCTCTTTTAGACCTTAAATTTAAAGCTGGAATAAACAAAGAAATAACGCCGTATTCTGAAGGAAACGGTTGGGTGAATTGTGACAAAATACGTTTTCGATTTGGGTATCCTGAAAAGTTAAACGGTTGGGAAAAAAACTCAAACGAAGCTTTCTTAGGTCAATGCCGTGGAATGCATGAGTTTGTAGCGTTGAGTGGCGAAAAGTTTTTAGGCCTTGGGACAGAATTAAAGTTCTACATTAAAGAGGGTGTTGACTTTAAAGACATCACTCCAATCAGACAGGTTACTTCGGCAGGTGATGTCACTTTTTCTGCATCAAACGGATCACCTGTAATTACTGTATCAGACACAAGTCACGGGTGTGTAGCAAATGATTTTGTAACCTTTTCTGGTGCCGCCTCTTTGGGTGGAAACATTACAGCAAATGTTCTCAACCAAGAATATCAGATTACAGAAGTTGTAGATGGAAACACTTACAAAATATCAGCTAGAACCGTTAGCACTATACCAAGTGTTACGGCCTCAGGGGGAATAAGTGCCACGGCAGTAAATGCTACAGGTAGCGACACAGGCAACGGTGGTGGCAGTGTTGTTGGTACTTATCAAATTGGCACGGCTTTAAATAGCTCGGTCTTTGGCACAGGTTGGGGCGCGGGAGTTTGGGGTGGCACCACTACGGGCGCTCTTACTACAATTTTAAATGAGGGAGGTACGCTTTCAGATAGTGATACAACCATCACCGTGGCTAACGCTACGGGTATTGTAGCCAGTGACATTGTTTTAATAGATGACGAACTTATTCTGGTGGGCGGTATAAGTTCCAACGATTTAACAGGATGTACCAGAGGACATAAAGGCACCACCGCCACAACACATGCAAACGGTTCTGCTGTTAGACTTGCAGAGGGAAATGCGGATACATCGGATGATTTTTCTGGCTGGGGATTGGCTCTTGTTTCAGGAACAATTACGCCCTCTGCAAACCTACGCATTTGGACACAAGATAACTTTGGTGAAGATTTGTTGTTAAATGAAAGAAACGGCAAAATTTACTATTGGGATAAAACAAATGGTGTAAATGCACGGGCTAAGTCCTTAACAGATAGTAGCTTGGGACTAGGCACACGAACTTCAGTTCCTACTATAGCTACGCAAGTTCTTTTATCTGACAGAGACAGACATGTCATTGCGTTTGGCGCAGATGGCCTTGGGGCAAACTCATCCGCAACGGATGGTAATGGTATTCAAGACCCATTGTTAATTAGGTTTAGCAGTCAAGAGAATCCTGTTAATTGGTATCCCACCTCTGTAAGTACAGCGGGTGACTTGCGGATAAGTTCCGGTTCCAAAATAATTCAAGCCGTTGAAACAAGACAACAGATATTAGTGTTCACAGATGTTTCTATTCATGCAATGCAATTTCTTGGACCACCGTTCACGTTCGGTATAAATTTAATCTCTGAAAACATAACTATCTCTAGTCCAAAATCTGCAGTTGCAGTAGACGATGCAGTCTTCTGGATGGGATCGGCGGAGTTTTATGAATTTAATGGTGCTGTTCAAAGAATACCATGTACTGTCAGAGATTATGTATTTAATGACATTAACACATCCCAATCTGACAAGATTATTGCAGGAGCCAACGTGTCTTTTTCGGAGGTTTGGTGGTTTTATCCATCCTCTGATTCCACCGAAAACAATCGGTATGTAGTTTATAATTACCTTGAAAAAATATGGTTCATAGGAAACCTATCTAGAACTGCTTGGTTAGATCGTGGTATATCCTCTCTGCCTCTCGCGGCGGCAAATAATAACTTCTTGTATAATCAAGAGGTGGGCGCACAAGATGACGGCGCGGCTATGACTTCATTTATTGAGTCTGGTGATATGTCCATTACAGACGGCAATCAGTTTTCTTTTATTAATAGAGTTATACCAGACATTAATTTCAGAGAAACGGTAGATACATCTTCTTTAGATTTTATATTGGACACTAAAAGTTTTCCCGGTCAAGCAGACCAAAACTCATCAACAAACACTGTGTCAAAGACATCCAGCACACCCGTTGATCAATACACGCATCAGTACTTTACACGTTTAAGAGGGCGTAGCTTTACACTCAAAATACAGTCTACAGATTCAAACGTCCTTTGGAGATTAGGTGTGCCTCGTATAGATATTAGACCTGATGGGAGAAGATAATGGCTGCTAACACCCCCGTACCATTCTTTCCGATACCACCTCAAGAATACAGTAGAGCGTATTTAAACGAGGTAGTACGTTCTTTCTCTGTTTTTTTAAATCAGTTCAATAATACTCAACAAGTGGCAGACGATGATACGACTGCCCTAAGCTGGTTTATGGGCTAATGGCTAACGCATATATAAACGCAAAAGTGGACCTAACGACCACAGGTGAAACCACGTTGTACACTTGTGGTCAGTTCACCACTGCAATTGTAAAATCTATCATTGTATCGGATGATAGCAACAATCCTGACACCCTGACACTAACAATAACTAGTGGTGCAAGTGTTTTTAATTTATACAAAGACAAGGCCGTTGGGGCCAAAGGTACGGTTGAGTTGTTGACAGCGCCGTTAGTAGTACAGGCAGATGAAATCTTAAAAGTCACGGCAGCAACAGCAAACAGGTTGCATGTTGTCGCTAGTATTTTAGAGATTACCTAATGGGACGCGATGATAAACTTATAGAACTGGAAAAAGACATGGTTGCTTTGCAAACAGAAGTTAAAATACAGTTCAAAGAATTATTTACTAGAGTTAAGCGACTAGAAACAACCTTAATAGCAGCGTCTGGTGCTATTATATTAATGTTAGTGACTATACTGATCAAAATGGGGTAGTTTAAGTTTAGGTTCAATTGAACCAAACTAAGCTTGGTTTAAAAAATGATAGACCCTGTCACAGCATTTGCAGCCGCCAACGCCGCATTTAAAGGCGTTAAAGTACTGGTCGGTGCTGGAAGGGAGATGCAAGACGTTAGTAAACAGCTTGGTGCTTGGTATGGGGCTGTTGCAGACATTACTAGAGCTGAATCTCAACGCAAAAAGCCGACATGGCTAGATAAGATATCTCACGGCACTGACAACATAGAGCAAGAAGCTATGGACATTGTCATCCGAAAGAAAACTTTGCTTGAAAAGGAAAAAGAGATTAAGTTCATGTTAGACTACAGATTTGGTTTAGGCACATACGATGAGATGCTTGGTATGCGTAGGCAAATCCGTAAAGAAAGAGAAGAAACTGTATACAGAGCTATGGAAGCAAAAAGACAAATACAAAGCAATATAGCGATAGCTACTTTATGCTTTGCTATAATTGGTACTTTAGGTGGTGGTGCTTACTTACTTGTATTGGTTTTACAATGATAAATGCTTTAATATTATCTGTGACACTAGCGGGAGTTGCAAACCCAACTTATGTTCAGTGCCACCTATGGAAGAGGTTTACAGACGTAAATGGTCAAAAGATTTGTGTATATAGATTTACAGCAGGTTTTGGCGGCTTAGGATATCATTATCCAACTAAAAGCTTTTCTGAATGCCCAAAGGTCTTTAGCTGTATTTATCAAAAGAAAGACAAGCGACCAAGTTTGTCTGAAATATTAGACGGCCTTAAAGGAGGTTTCTGATGAAAGTAGCAATGGAAAAAATCTTAGCTTGGAAGATAATGCCACGATTAATGATGCTGGTCATGACAATCATGTATATTCGCGTCATAGAGTGGTTCATGGGCCTTCCTCAGGACGTTGTGAGTACACAGGCCACGGCACTAACGGCAACTGTCACAGGCGCACTTACAGGGGCGTTTGCAGTATGGGTAGGGCATGAGAAATGATTGGTAAAATCATAGGTAGCCTAACAGGTCTTGCCACATCCATCATAGACGGAAAGACTCAAATCAAACTTACTGAGGCTGAGATAAAAAAGAAGCAGTTAACGGGTGAGATAGATTGGGACTTAGAGGCCATGAGGGCCACTGAAAATTCATGGAAGGACGAATGGATCACCCTGCTTTTCAGTATTCCATTAATATTGGCCTTCTGTGGGGATTGGGGCAATGACATAGTTGCCCGTGGCTTTGCGGCACTTGAGGTTATGCCTCAGTGGTATCAGATTGCCTTAGGTGGGATCGTTAGTGCCAGCATAGGGATGCGTTCTGTGAGTAAGTTCTTTGGAAAAAGATAACGTAATAAACCTGCTTGATTTTGGTTCAATTGAACTAAACGAGATCGACAAGCAGTTTATTGCCTTAGAGAAACAAAAGACCTTAATATCAGAGCAAGCAAAGCTCATTCATGAAAGAAATAAAAAGGAAGAGGATTGAACCGTGGGTTACAAGTTAGGAAAGCGAAGCCTATCAAGGCTAGAAGGTGTCAACGACGATCTGGTAACTGTCGTGAAATACGCTATCGGCGTTACAAAGCAGGACTTCAGTGTGATTTGTGGTCTGAGGACGATAGACGAGCAGAAGGCCTTAGTAGCAAAAGGGGCTTCGCAAACCATGAAGTCAAAACACATTGATGGTAATGCTGTTGACCTAATGGCCTACTGCAATGGTGGTCGATGGGAGCTTAACCTATACGATGAAATTGCTGACGCCATGAAGGAAGGTGCTGCTGCATGTAATGTAAAGCTACGCTGGGGCGCGGCTTGGACCATTGATGATATCGGTGTCTTTGAGGGAACGGCTGAGAACGCCATGAACTCATACATAGACACCCGTAGGTCTCAATCACGTAGACCATTCATTGACGCTCCACATTTTGAGCTGATGCTGTGATATGCATGTCTTCGCTTTAATGGTTTACCTTGGCTACGGCGAAGGTAGGACTTTGATAAGTGAAGGCATGTATTTTATGAGAATTGATGTGTGCAATAAAGTGGCAAGTGAAATGGTAAAAAGATACAGCTCACATGGCATACACCTAGATGATCGTGTTGTTGCGTACTGTATTGTCGAAGAGCTTCCAATAGACAGCAAAGCTACTATTTACTGAAACGTGTTGACATGATAATGATATGGTTAAACGCACTTTAGGTTCAATTGAACCAAACCGTCCTGAGGGGCAAAGGAGAATAACATGGTTCTTCCACTTCTAGCGGGAATGCTTGGATCAGGTCTAGCATCAGCAGGTATGTTAGGTGCTACTGGCTTCCTAGCCAATCCACTCATTGCTGGGTCAATAGGATCAGGATTGGGGCAGTTTGCTCAGACAGGTGATGTCAAAGAAGGTTTAAAGACGGGTTTAGGTTCATACCTTGGCGGTGCGGCATTGGGTAAAGCGTTTGGCGGTGCTGACTTTAACATTGGAAAAATGACTCCAGACCAGTTTGGTGCAAGTCAACTTCAAGGCGTTAGCCCAGACCAATTTGCTAATAACGCAGACTTAACTGGAGCTTATGCAAGCCAAGGAGATGCTTTAAATAAATTAAATTCAGTACGAGATGTAATTAACAATTCAAATGCTGCTAGTGGTTCAGGGGGAATTTTTACGCCAGAATTTTCATCCAACCTTCAAGCAGCAACTGGACAAGGCGTTATGGGGGGCGGTCTAGCACAGTTAGGTTCAGCAGCGGGTGTCGGTCAGTATCTGGGCGGCATGGCTGCAATGCCAGACTACGGCACAGGCGGTATCGCTCCTGAGGAAGAAAAAGAAAGTAGATTTGATGGCAGGGAAATAAGGCCTATACCCCGAATACAAAATAAAAGGCCAGACAGCTTTAGGCCGGGATATGACGGTGAGTTCGACTACGGAATAAGCACACCACAGAACGCAGATGATCTGTACAAGTACAATTACAACAACGGTGGCATGTTACGGCGTATGGCTAGTCCCAGAATGATGGGTCAGTCAGCGCGTCTTGCACGGGGCGGTATAGTGTCCTTAGCGGATGGTGGCGTACCTGAGGCAGCAATGATGCCACAAGAGGCTCCTATGGCCCCTACAGAGGCTCCTATGGCCTCTCAGGCGGCTGCAATGCCTAATGAGCAAGAGGTCATTGTGGGGGCTGCTAGGGCCATTAAGGGCATCATACAGGGTGAAGAGGCTCAAATGGCCTTGGCTATGTTTGTGCAGCAATACGGTGAGCAAAAGCTACGTCAGCTAGTGACTAGTGTAAACTCTGGAGAGTTTGACCAAACCATAGCAAAACTTAGCACTGGAGAAGGCGGCATGGTGCAAGGCCCGACAGATGGGTCAGGCACTGATGACATGATGCCAGCCCGTCTAGACGATCAGCAAATTCTTCTCACAGACAATGAGTATGTCGTTAAGGCCCCTACTAGTGAAGCTTTAGGAGAAGATGTCTTAGATGTTATCAATGAAGGAAAGCCTGAGACAGTTGAAGCTGTCAAAAAGGCTGCTATGGGCGGCTATGCATGAAGGACGTAATTTTAGATAATCTAGTTTTAACTGCTGTACCTACTTCTGTAGTTGACGTTATCTGGAATGATGTATCAAGGGTTTTGCGTAGGTCTGTATTGACTGCTGATGGCAGGTTCGACCTGAACGATGTGCGTGACGGTATTAAGAGTGGCATTTACGGTCTTTGGGTCGTAATGGAAGATGACAAAGTTGTAGCGGCACTAACTACTAGAGTTGTTGTATATCCTCAGTGTAAATCACTGGCTATGGATTGGATCGGAGGTTCTAGAATGCGTGAATGGTTACCTCAAGCTCAAAAGGTCATGACAAAGTTTGCTAAAGAAAACGGCTGTACAGAATTAGAGGGATATGGTCGTAAAGGATGGGATAGATGGCTTCGCGCATACGGATGGAAGCCACACTACATAGCGTATAAGATGGAGATATCATAATGGGTAAGGGCGGCGGCGGCAGCAGTCAACCTCAACAGGTGACTACAACAAGCACTAATACCACTACAAATCTTCCAGATTACGTTCAGCCACAGTTTGAGCGTCTTTTGGCAAGGGCTGAAGCTCAATCATTGGAGCCTTATACACCTTACACAGGTCAAAGGTTAGCTGAGACTGATCCAGATATATTTAAAGCATACGACATGATTGGTCAGGTAGCTTCCGATGGCACTCCTGTAACTGACGCTGCCGTAAAGTCTGCACAAACCTTAGCCGATCCTTATTCTGGGTACAAAGCATACACCGCTGATCAGTTTGAGTACGACCCCATGACGGAGTTCACGGGCGATAATGTATCTAAATATATGTCACCATATATGGATGAAGTGGTTCAAAGACAAAAAGCTGAGGCATTAAAAGATTTTCAACAAATGCAAGCTGGTCGAGCTTCTGGGGCTATAAGTGCTGGTGCATTTGGCGGCTCTCGTCAGGGTGTCATGGAAGGCATGGCTCAAGATGATGTTCTTGACCGTATGGTGGGCATACAGACTGAAGGACAGCAAAGGGCATATCAAGATGCTCAGAATATGTTCTTACAGGATCGTGGCGCACAGATGGACTTGCAACGTCAGAAGGCCGCAGAGCTTGCCCGTACACAGGGAATTAGTCAGAGTGAAGCAGCCAGAATACAGTCTGGTGAAGTCGCTGACCTTACAAGGCAACAAGGTGCATTAGACTTTGCGTCAGGTCTTGAAGACAGGTCCAGAGCAGCCGCTATACAAGATGCTCAGTACCTTGAGACAGTTGGCAAAAGTAGACAGGCAGCGGATCAGGCTGGACTTGACTTGGCTTATGATGACTTCCTCAAGCAAAGAGCGTTCCCAGAACAACAGTTGGGTCTTTATTCAAGTGTTCTTCGCGGCATACCTGTCACTCCAAGTACAACTGCAACAAGCATGACACCTTACAACCCAATACAGCAAGCATTGGGTTTAGGTATATCTGGTCTTGGTCTCTATAAAGGGCTTATGGGATGAACATATTACAAGTACAGGATGACCTGAAGAACTTCTCTCAGCAGCAG